TCAATAAGAGGTTAGTATGGGAAGCAAAACAAACCGAGGTTCTGAAACACCTTTATCTGGAAGCGTAATAGTTACACCTGCAGAAGATGTAACCTTTGTCCCATACGGTGATATTGATGCAACTAATGTACAAAGTGCAATCAATGAATTACAAGATGAGAAAGTAAGTAAAGCTGGCGATACTATGACTGGGGACTTAACTGTCCCTAATGTCGTATGTGCTGGTAATGTAGATGGTCGTGATGTAAGTGTTGATGGTACAGCTTTAGATACTGCTGTATCAAAACTAGCAGGTATAGAAGCTGGTGCTACAGCAGACCAAACTGATGCTGAGATTCGTGCTGCTGTTGAAGCTGCTACAGATTCTAATGTATTCACTGATGCTGACCATACTAAGTTAGATGGTATTGAAACTGCTGCTGACGTAACAGATACAACTAACGTAACTGCTGCTGGCGCATTGATGGATAGTGAAGTCGATGCTGATATTAAAACATTAGTACTTCCAGCAAGCACAACTATAAGTACCTTTGGTGCATCTTTAATAGATGATGCTGCTGCCTCTGACGCTAGGACTACACTAGGTCTCGGAGCTTTAGCTGTACTAGGTACTGTTAATGATGGTGATTGGTCAGGTACAGACTTGGCTATTGCTAATGGTGGTTCAGGCCAGAGCACAGCACAGGCAGCTATTGATGCTCTTTCTGCTGTAAGTGCTGCAACTGATGAACATGTACTAACTAAAGATACTGCTACTGGTAATGCTATTTGGAAAGCAGCTAGTGGTGGGTCAACTAAAACATTCTATTCCTATACACATTCAAGTGATGTAGTGATTTCAGGTACAACAATAGCTGCCCCTACCGCTATTGGTACAGGGGTATCTGTGACCATCCCGACTAAAGGGATAATACGTGTAGAGAAAATGACTATGCGTTTATTGGAAACAGCAGCAGTGAATAATGCTAGTCTGTATATGGTTCCAATGATAGGCTCTACGGGCTACAATAATAGCTACGATGATAATGGGTCAACAACTAATGTATCTAGAACGGCTATAATTGGCCTACGTGATACTGATGCAAATGAGACAGATATACTAACAGATTTTCCCATGGAATCACTAACGAATCAAACTACGCAATTAGGGGAATTTCGTAAGGTACTAGATATTGAAAGTTCTGGTATTACGACAGGTACACAAACTCTCATTATAGGGGGTATAGTAACTGGTAGTGATGCTCTGACAGTCAAAGGTGCAACTCTTACTACAAAGTTTGTTATTTCTATTGAAGACTTATCTGGGGAGGCTAGTTACTAATGATTGATTTAACAGATGTCTTACAAGAACTTTATCCTGATGCAATTAAAGAGGTAGCCAGAGCAGCTAATGGTACAGAAGCAGACCCTTGGCCTGATGCTGACCTAAGTGTTGCTAATCTGCAAGCTACTTTAGATGAGGTAGTTACATGGGCTGATGGGTTCATTCCTCCAGCAGCTACAGTTATCTTCCCTCAGATAGCAACAGGTAGACAGTCTAGGCAAGATAAGATTGCTAGGAGTAGTAACAATGCTCCAATATTTGTACAGTTAAAAGAATTAGATGAGGTTGTAGCTAGGAGTACGGAAGACTTAATTGACTTACTTATACTTAAGGGTACTATTACTGAAGCAGAATTACCTATAAACCTTACAGACGCTCTTAGTCTTAAGAAGACTCTACGTGGAAACTTACAATAGGATAGATAATGACATACTTACAACTAATAAATGCTGTCCTTCGTAGACTTCGTGAAGACGAGGTTACTTCTGTTAATGAGAATAGTTATTCAAAACTAGTCGGTGAATATATTAATGAGACTAAGCGTGAAGCAGAGGATGCATGGAACTGGATACAGTTAAGAACTACTATCCAAGTTACATGTGTAGCTAGTACGTTTAGCTATACACTTACAGGTGCAGGTAATCGCTTTAGAATCTTACAGGTAATTAATAACACTGAAGATAGAGAGATGCAACGTGCACCTTACAAGTGGATGAACTCTCAGTTCACAAACAATAGTCCTCAAGAAGGTTCACCTGCTTTCTGGGACATTAACGGTGGTACAGGTGGTGACCCTGATGTAAACTTATACCCTATACCTAATGTAACTGATGTTATAGATTTCAATATGGTACTACCTCAGACAGACTTTGATAGTGATGGTGATACATTATATATCCCATCGATGCCTGTAATCTTAGGTGCATATGCTAAGGCAGTATCTGAGCGCGGTGAAGATGGTAGTACTCAGTACGCTGAGGCAGTTAATAAATATGATAAAGCATTGTCAGATGCTATTGCAATCGATGCAATGAATGTAAATAATGAACTTACTTGGGAAGTTGTCTAATGCCAAAGAAAATGGTCAACCTTACCATATCTAGTCCAGCAAAGTTAGGACTAAATACGCAAGAGGAGAACACTGATATAAACAATGCGTGGGCAACTCGTGCCTCTAATTGTGTATATGATGATACAGGTAGACTGTCTAGTAGAAAAGGTTCTCAGAATATTAACACTACTGCTGTATCAGGCTCTCCCTCTATTAAACAAATACACGAGTACATAGATAAGGTAGGTGATAGAGCTGTTATCTTTGCTGGTGGCAATAAGATTTATAAAGTGGATGGTGCATCTACTATAGATGTAACTGGTACTATCACTACTCCATCTGCAGATAACTGGAAGTTTCAAAACTTTAACGGTAAATGTGTAGGCTTTCAAGCTGGACATGCTCCTATTGTTATGTCTACTACTACTGGTTCATTTGCAGATATTGTTATTGCCTCTGGCTCTGCTTCTTCTAATGAAGTACTCTCAGCCTTTGGTAGGTTATGGATAATTGATGGCTCAGATTTAAAATACTGTGCTGCTTTAGATGAGACACACTGGACTACAGGAGCAGGTTCTTTTGACCTAGCTACTGTATGGTTACATGGTATGGATGTACCAATAGCCTTAGCTGAGTTCAATGGTTTCCTAGTAGTCTTTGGTAAGACTAGTATTATTATATATGACAACCCTTGGACTCCCACTGGCACTGGTACAATGGATACATCTGTTATGTCTCTTGTAGAGAATATATCAGGCATGGGTTGTATAGCAAGAGACACAGTACAGCACGTAGGTCAGGATATTATATTCCTATCTAACAAAGGTATACGTTCTTTAGGTCGTACCATTCAGAATGAATCAATGCCTATATCTGATATAAGTATTAATGTTAATGATGCTTTAATCTCCGATGTTAATGCAGACAATTTAGATGATATACGTGGAGTGTTTGCTCCTCAAGAAGGTTTCTATTTATTAACTCTACCTTCTTCAGATAAGACCTATTACTTTGATATGAGACAACCCACTGAGGCTGGTTCTTTTAGGACTACAACTTGGGATAGGAGTTTTAATAGTATAGTCTCTCTCCAGAGTGGTGACATTTATTTTGGTCTTGATGGGTTCGTCGCTAAGTATAGTGGGTTCCTTGATGATATATTACAAGGTGGTGCAGGTGGTACTAAGTATACTATGAGTTATCATAGCACTTGGACTTCTATTAATGAAGAGGTAGTTGACCTACTTAAGCTTGCTAAGAATTTTAAATGCCTAGTATATGGTGGTCGAGGTCAGAACGTAACTATCAAATGGGCATTCGATTACCTTGATACCTTTAAGTCTGTGAATAGAACAATCCTTGGGCAAGAAGATATAGCAGAGTGGGGTGTTGCTGAGTATGGTATTGATGAGTATGGTGGTGGGGATGTATTCCATGAACTATCTGCATCTCTAACTAATTCAGGTAGAGTAATTAAAGTAGGGTTTGATATTGAGATTAATGGTAATCAGATTTCCTTACAACAAATAATAATACAAGCTAAACTAGGAAGGATAGCCTAATGACAGATTTTAGTAAGACAGTAAACTATGCAGCTAAAGATGCTCTTATCGCTGGTGACCCTAATAAAATTATCAAGGGTACAGAGCTAGATGTTGAGTTCGAGAATATTGAAACCTCTTCAGCTACTAAAGCTAACAAGGTTGCAGGTGCTGTGCTTAATGATATAGTACTTCAATCTAGTACAGGTGATATGAAAGCTGCAGGTTGGGGATTCCCTAATGTTAATGCCGACATCACTGCTTCAGATGAAGAGTTAAACCTTTTAGATGGGTTTACTGGCACTGCTGCTGATATAGAACTACTATCTGGAGCTGATGCTGGAGGTCTTACTGCTGCTGAGTTACTATATGTTGCTGGTGTTACTTCTGATATTCAGACACAAATAGATGCCTCTGCCTCTACTGCTGACATTACTGCTTTAGCTGATGGGAGTAGTGGTGAAACAATTTCCCCTGATGCTTTAGCTCAGTGGAATGGAATGAGTCTAGGTGATGGTTCTGATGGTGCTTGGACTATAAATACAAACACTACTAAAGACTCTGGTATATATTACTTAACATCGTTAGATGTACAGGCTGCTCAGACATTAGATGTGACTGAAACAGAAGATGGCTTCCTTTTTCTCTTTGTGCAAGGCACTGCTACTATCGCTGGCACTATCGACTTAGATGGTGTAGGTGGAAGTGGTGGTTTGGGTGAGACTGGTTTAGGTGCTGGTGATGCTACTACTGGTACTACTGGTAGACTAGGTGGTGGCGGTGGTGGCGGTGGTGATGAAGCTAACTCTACAGCTCAAAAAGGTGGTCGAGGATTACTAACTACTGCTGGTGGCGTTAAAGGTACTAATTCTGATGGTAGTGCAGGAGAAGACCCGACTGTTTCAAAAGCAGACCACATGTTTTACGCTATGGGGGTAAATGCTCTTCCAAGTAACTACAATTTAAATAGTTATGTCTTAACGCTAAACTATACTGGCGGTGGAGGAGGCGGTGGTGGTGGCTCTAATGGTGGTGCTTCTGGTGATGGTGGTAATGGTGGTGGTGGTTTAATCATCTATGCTAATGAGATTGTATTCACTGGTACTATCAATGCTACGGGTTCTGCTGGTGCAGCTTCTGGTTCTGCTGGAGCAGGTGGTGGTGGAGGTGGAGGTGGAGTATACTTATTCTGCCGTACACTGACAACTAACACAGGTACTATAGATGTATCTGGTGGTGCAGGTGGTGTAGGTACTCCAGCAGATTGTGATGGTGGAGCAGGTGGAGCAGGGTTAGCTAAAGTATCTGCCCTTCCAATAGTAGCATAATGACTGACAATAGGAATTAAAAAATGGGATTATTTGGTGGTGGTGACGTAAGCGTACCAAAGTTTAAAGCCTACTCAGGTGAGTCGGGTTTTGGAGATATTGATGTTGATGGAAGTGATGTAAATGTAACACTCGACCCTAAATATCAAGCTGTTGTTAGGCAGTTAATGAGTGATACAGGGCAAATAACCCCTTCCTTATCTCAAGGTCAGTTAAACCTAGGACGGCAAGCGACACAGCAAGGTGCAGGTTTCTTATCTTCACTTAACGCTGACCCGTTTGATATTGCTGAAGAGCAGTTCAATCGTATGGAAGCTATCTTAGGTAAAGGCCGTGACAGGCAGCGTATTGCCCAACGTGAGAACCTCTTACGTACTGGTCGATTAGGTTCGACAGGTGGTGGTATATCTGAGGAAGGTCTTGAGAGCGCTTTTGAAGACAGTCGTAGAAAGAATCTATATGAAGCCTTTGGTCAAGCGCAAGGTGTACAGGCACAGAATGCACAGATAGGTCAAAGCCTTGGGGCATTTGGTCTAGGTACAGAACAGACTCAACTACAACGCCTGTTACAATCTTTAGGTAGCGCACAAGCAACTGAAGCTTTACCTCTACAACTAGGTCAGTACCTTAATCAGTTATCTGGTCAGCGTTCTCAACATCAACTAGGTAGGGCACAGATTATGGCATCTAATCAAGGTGGTGGCTTCAGTGATATGCTTGGTGGCGCATTATCTGCTGGTCTATCTGCATACACTGGTGGCCTTGGTGGTGGCCTTAGTAATATTGCTACTGGTGAGTTCGGGTCAGGTGGTTCTATTGGTCAAAGTGTATTTGCTGACCCATCTGCTAGCCTTAGCGCGTACTTCCCATAGGAGATTATAATGGCTATTGAAACACCTATTGATGTATTGAAACGCTTACGTGAAACCCGTAGGCAGGAGCAAATGGCTCAACGTCAAGCTCCTCGTAAAGATTTTACCCAAGCACGTACAGGTAAACAACAAGCTACTGCCTTTGGTGGTCAGATTGGTATTGCTCTTGCTCAAGCCTTTAGTGATGAACCTGACCATGAGCAAAGTCCTGAAGTTATCCAAGCACGTAGACGCGCTATATGGATGGGCGTTGCTCCTGATGATGTGAAGGGTTTAAAAGCTGCAACTAAAGCTGCCTATGAAGCACAGGATTACGATGCTGGTAAGGTTATGTCTGACCGTTACATTCAAGCAGAGAAGTTACGACTAGCTCGTGACACCCTCTCTGCTAAACAGAATAAAGATGGTGCACCTAAACGTCATGAAGTTAAGCATTGGCCTAAAGGTGTACGTGAAGACTTTGCTGCTATCTCTTCTCAGATTCCTTGGGTTCAGACAATTGATGATGATGATGCTCAAGAGAAAGTAGCTAACGCTATCAATGCTAAAGCAGAAGACATCTGGAACGCTATGCGTACTAGTGGTGCAGACATGAGTAAGCAGACAGCTTATAGTCTAGCAAGAGCATCTGCTAACAGGTATTATGATAAAGGATTTTGGGGTATGGGTGATAGCTTCAACTTTGAAGGTTTTGCTGACGATCAAACTATTCGTACTAGAGGCGTAGACTATGGTGATAAAGAGGAAGCTCCAGTAACTAAGACAGCTCCTCGTTATAAAGTAGGTGATATTAAAGACGGTTATCGGCTTATACGTGCTAACTGGAAAGATAAGAATAACTGGAAACCTATTGATGCTACAGAAGATGATGTTGAAACTAAGGCTGCTGCTTCCGATGATTCAGATGAGCCAGCCTTTGAAGTAAGTGATAAGGCCAAGCAACTTAATAGTAAACTCATTGCTCGTGGTAAAAGTGCTAGAGAGAAACGTAGATTACAGAAGATTAAAGATGCTGAGGCTGCACGGTTACGTGCTAAGTTACGTAAAGAGAGATTCGCAGCATACGGTAAATAACTTGGAGAAGTAAATGGGTAAGCCTTGGGAAGAAGAAGATACACCTCAAGTACAAGAAGCTGGTAAGCTTATGCCTTGGGAAGAGGGAGCAGATTTACCTCAAGGAGATTCACACTACAGAGACTCTGCCTCATCTGAGGATAGTGAGTGGGATAACTTCTGGCATGCATTCAGCAAGATGAAATCTTTCACTGAAAGTGCTGGTGATGTAATGGAACAATATATCCCTATGGGTCGTATTCAAATCACTAACCCTGAGACAGGTGAATTAGATATTGAATATCAACCACCCTCTGATGAATTGAAAGCTGCTGCTAAAGCAGGTGATGATGAGTGGGCTGCATCTATTATTAATGCAGAGCGTGATATACGTTTACAGAAAAGGTTCCCTCACTTGTACCGTAATGGTATACAGAGGGAAGGTACTGAGAATATTGGTGGCTCTGTTGCTGGTGCAATAGTAGACCCTACTTCCCTTATCCCCTTCATTGGTGGTATTAAGACTGTCATGGCTACAGGTGCAGCCTTTGGTGCTGCTGATGGTTACCTCTATAGTAAAGGTACGACAGGTAGAGTTGACCCTACTCATGTAGCCTTAGGTGCTACGCTTGGTGCTGTACTACCTGCTTCTCTTAAAGGTGTAGGTAAAAGCTTAGGCTTTGTTCGTACTAAAGCTTCAGGTAAGTTAGCTGACAAGATGCTTAATCGTTATGAGAAAGAGTTAGCTGCTGAATCAGCACAAGGTGTAGCACCTGATATGGCTCGTGTAACTGCTGCTAAGAACTCTGGAATATACGACAACGGTGTAGAGCTTGATGAGTTATATAAAGCTACTGGTCGTACTGAGCCAGCATTCTCTAGTGCATCTCAAGCTCGTGAAACATTAGAGTCTATTGAGAGTAGAGCAGCAAGTAACTGGTTAACGCGAGGTGTGTTAAATGTAGGTAAAGCTATTGAACCTTTCGTTGGTACAATCAGTACTCGTGTACGTAATATCTCTCCTAAGATATTTAATACCTTACGTAAGTTAGATTTAGATACACATGTAGATGTACATAAGTACTATGAAAGACTAGAGCCTTTCTCTAAGCAAGTAGCTGCTTTAAAGCGTTATGATAAAGGTACTTATAATGAAATCTCTAAAGGCTTAATGGGTGAAGACTTCACTCGTGCTGGTAGAATGTTTGATAAGTTAGCTAAAGAGAATCCTACAGTCTTTGGTAACATGGCTGATAACTTTAGTGAAGTACGTAAAGT